CTGAGATAGATAGTTGTGATGATAGAGATACTTTGAGAAATATCGCAAAGTCCTTTGTAAAACTTTATTATAAACAACAAGAGACTTTATCAGTAATAAACATAAATGGCTAATCAGAACGTAACCTTTGATGTAGCATCTGGTGCTCCATACGCCGTAAATTTAAACATTTATGGTGGGGCGACTTTTAGTGATAAATTTACGATTACTAATCCAAATGGATCTGCTTTTAGATTAGATACTGGATCAAGTGGAGATTGGACAGGATCTGCAGCATTATCAAAAAGTGTTGCAGTTGGTGCTACTTTAGGTGTTACTACTGCGTTTACTGTTGGTATTACAAGTGCTGCAGGTGGTGTCATAACTTTATCACTTAATTCTGCAGTGACAAGAAATTTAAAACCAGGAAGATATGTTTATGATATTTTGGTGAGTTCTGGTAGCACTGTTTATAACATTGTAAATGGAAATGTTCTAGTCAATGCAGGCATCGCCACAGATCCATAAATAGGTAAAAAGTAGATAAATGCAACCATCAACTAGAGCGGAGTTAGTAGACTACTGCAAACGAAAGTTAGGTGCTCCAGTCCTTGAGATTAACGTTGCTGATGAGCAAATCGAGGACTTAGTTGATGATGCAATTCAATATTTTCATGAAAGACACTTTGATGGTGTTGGACAAGTATTTTTAAAATATCAAATAACTCAAGACGATATTAACAGGGGTAGAAGTCCCTCTTCATCTGTAACTACAGCAGGTATTGTAACAACTACTGCTTCATCAACAATTGATGGGGCTTCTACAACATTCTCTTATACTGAGAATAGCAACTATTTACAGATACCACCCTCTGTTATAGGAATTAACAAGATATATCAATTTGCTGGTGCTAACACTGTTACAAATAACATGTTTAGCGTCAAGTATCAGTTGTTCTTGAATGATGTTTATTTTTTTGGAAATACTGAGTTGTTGTCATACGCTATGACAAAGACTTATCTTGAAGATTTAGACTTCTTACTGAACACTCACAAGCAAATTAGATTTAACCAAAGAATGGACAGGTTATATCTAGATATTGATTGGGCTTCAGTTAGAGCGGGCGAATACATCATTATTGATTGCTTCAGAACAGTTGATCCAAATGATTTTTCAAGAGTATATAACGACTCTTTTATCAAACCATACCTTACTGCATTGATTAAGCGTCAGTGGGGACAAAACTTGATGAAGTTCCAAGGCGTTAAACTTCCAGGAGGAGTTGAACTGAACGGTAGGCAAATTTATGAAGATGGACAAAATGATTTGGACAAAATCATGGAAAAGATGTCCAATACCTATGAACTTCCTCCTCTTGACTTTATCGGATAATGGCATTAAACCCCTTTTTCTTACAAGGTTCTCAGGGAGAACAAAGTCTTGTTCAAGACTTAATCAACGAACAGTTGAGGATGTATGGTGTTGAAGTATATTACTTACCAAGACAATATGTAACCAAAAATAAGGTAATTCGTGAAGTAATCACTTCAGAATTTAATCAATCATATCCCATCGAAGCATATGTTGACAATTTTGATGGATATGGTGAAAATACCGTTCTTTTATCAAAATTTGGTGTTCAAGCAACAAGTGAACTTAAGTTAATTATATCTCAAGAGAGATTTTCGAGTTATATTACTCCTTTAATTAAGAATTTACCAAATATTGAACTTGCCACTCGCCCAAAAGAGGGAGATCTGATTTACTTTCCGCTTGGTGACAGACTTTTTGAAATTAAGTTTGTCGAGCATGAAAAACCTTTTTATCAGTTACAAAAAAATTACGTTTACGAACTAACTTGCGAACTGTTCAGAGGAGAAGATGAGGTTCTGGATACTGGTATTGAGGAAATCGATGATACCTTCGATGTGGAAGGAAATATCAGATCTCTCACGCTTATCGGATCCGGATCCACCGCAACCGCTATCTCTGGAAGAATTGCTAGCGGTGCCGTCAACCAAATTATCGTTACCTCTAGAGGTGAAAAATACAATTATCCACCCGCTGTTGCGATTTCATCTGCACCTACCGGTGGTGCCCGCGCCACGGGAATTTCAACCTTACGTAACGACATTGTTAATTGTGATGGAACTCTGATTGGCGAAAAAGTACAAGGAGTCTTTATCACTAATCCTGGTGCAGGATATACAGTCAATCCAGGTATCGTATTCGTAGGACTGAGCACTAATCCTGGTGTTGGTGCTGCTGCAACAACTAGAATATCTGATAATACAGTTGGTGTTGTAACTATTAGTGATGGTGGTGGTGGATATGTATCTGCTCCAACGGTTACATTTAGTAGCCCTGGAATCGGAACAACTGCACAAGGTGTTGCCGTTGTGTCTGCTGCAGGAACAGTCTCTGCAATCTACCTGACAAATGCTGGTGCTGGATATACAGTGGCACCTACTATCACTCTATCTGCTCCAGATCTTGGTGGAAGTGGTGACTTTATTCCCACAGAAACTATTACTGGTTCCACAAGTGGTGTTACAGGAATTGTTAAAACTTGGAATTCTGTTACAAACGTTCTTACATATTCTAATGTCTCTGGTGACTTTGTTGCTGGTGAAACAATTACTGGTTCTGAGAGCAGTGCTTCTTATGTGATTAGAGTTGTAGAAGATGATAATACTGTTAACAAGTATCCTGATAATGATGAAATTGAACTCTCTGCTAAGGATGGAATCTTAGATTTCTCAGAATCAAATCCCTTTGGGAATCCTTAACCTAAATAAAGTTAACTAAGGCATCTGTATGTTTGAATACTTTTACCATGAAATTCTGAGACGAACGATTATTTCGTTCGGAAGTCTTTTTAATGGAATTGAAATCAAGCATCTAGATTCTAGCGGTAGTGTTGATGAAGTTATCAAGGTTCCATTGGCATACGGGCCTACCCAAAAGTTTTTAGCAAGACTTGAGCAATCGGCAGATCTTAACAAACCAACGTCGATTACTCTCCCAAGAATGTCGTTTGAGTTCACGGGACTTCAATATGATGGTACAAGAAAAGTTACCACAACTCAAACTTTTAAATCCCAGAGTGTAGGAATTGCAACGGCAATCAGAAAAACCTACATGCCTGTTCCTTACAATATGTCGTTTGAACTATCAATCTTCACTAAGTTGAATGATGATATGCTTCAAATTGTTGAACAGATTTTACCATATTTTCAACCAGCATACACTCTCTCAGTCAATCTTGTAGATACGATTGGTGAGAAAAGAGATATTCCCATTGTGATTGAAAATGTCACAATGCAAGATGATTATGAAGGTAATTACAGCACCAGACGCTCTCTTCTCTATACAATAAGATTTACTGCCAAGACATATCTGTTTGGCCCTGTTGGAGACACCTCAAAGGCGTCCAGAGATCTCATCAAAAAGGTTCGTGTTGGATACGTTCAAGACGATACTTCTACTCCAACCAGAGATCTTACTTATACTGTTATTCCAAGAGCGACACAGAGTTACACAGACAACGTTGTAACAAATCTCGCAGAAGACGTTGGAACGACTACCAATATTTTACAAGTAAATGATTCTTCTGGAATCTCAGAGAATACTTATATTACTATCAATAACGAATCCATCTACGTTGATAGAAAAGAAGGCAATACTCTGTTTACAAAGAGAGGACAAGACAACACTATCACTGGATCTCATGTTCGTGGTACAGCAGTCAATCTTATCACTGCTGCTGATGATGCTCTCATTGAAATTGGTGACGACTTTGGATTTGATGGGAGTATCTCATGAGTTTTGATAGTTTGAACGAAGCATTTGACGTGTCAAGTGAGATCGTCTCTAGTGAACCCGAGCAGGTAAAACCTGTTCAGAGAGAGGTTGATGCCATTAAAACTGATACTAGAAAAGATTACGAATACACAAGAGGTAATCTTTATTCTTTGATTGAGAAAGGACAAGAAGCAGTCAACGGTATACTTGAACTTGCACAAGAAACAGAGCAAGCAAGAGCGTATGAAGTTGCAGGACAGTTGATCAAGAGCGTTGCTGACGCGACTGACAAACTTCTTGACTTGCAGAAGAAATTAAAAGATGTTGAAGAAGAGTCGCAGTCCAAAGGCCCTACAAATGTCACAAACGCACTTTTTGTTGGTTCTACAGCAGATCTCGCCAAACTTTTAAAGCAGAATAAG